CGCTTGATTATCAACATGGCTCCGCGACACACGAAAAGTGAGTTTGCTTCCTTTTTATTTCCTGCGTGGATGATGGGCCGTAATCCGCGAATGAAGATCATTCAAGCGACACACACGACGGAACTGGCGGTGAATTTTGGTAGAAAGACCAAGAATTTGATTGACAGTGATGATTATAAGATGGTGTTTCCTGACGTTAAGTTGGCGGCGGATAGTAAGGCCAGTGGTCGGTGGGACACGAGCAGTGGTGGGATGTATTATGCGGTGGGGGTTGGATCGAACTTGGCGGGACGTGGTGGTGACTTGGTGATTATTGACGATCCTCACTCGGAGCAAACGGCTATGAGCAGTAGTGGTTTTGACGATGCTTGGGATTGGTATACGGGCGGACCTAGACAGCGTTTACAGCCGGGCGGTAGTATAGTTTTGGTACAGACGCGGTGGTCGGAGAAGGACATGACGGGTCAGTTGATGCGGGCGATGGCGAAGGACGACAGGGCGGATCAGTGGGAGATTGTGGAGTTACCTGCTATCTTTGAGGATGGTAAGCCGTGTTGGCCTGAGTTTTGGAGTTTGGATGATTTGACCGCGGTCCGCGCTTCCATACCGCCTAGTAAATGGAATGCCCAGTATCAGCAGAACCCGACGGGTGAGGAGAATGCGATTATACCGCGCGAGTGGTGGAGGCGTTGGGAGAAAGAGAAGATACCGCAGTTGCAGTATGTGATACAGAGTTATGATACGGCTTTTAGTAAGAGGGAGACGAGTGACTTTAGTGCGATTACGACGTGGGGTGTGTTCTTTCCTGAGGAGGGCGGAGCCCCTAATTTAATTTTGTTGGACAGTAAGAAGGGTCGGTGGGACTTTCCTGAGTTGAAGGGCATGGCATTTGAGTTGTGGGAATACTGGGAGCCTGATGCGGTAATTGTAGAGGCCAAGGCGAGTGGTATGCCGTTGACGCATGAGATGAGGCAGACGGGTATACCTGTTGTGAATTTTACGCCTAGTAAGGGTAATGACAAGGTGACGAGGGTCCATGCGGTTAGTCCGCTGTTTGAAGCGGGTATGGTTTGGGCCCCCGATGAGACGTGGGCGGATGAGATGATAGAGGAGGTGGCAGCTTTTCCGAATGGGGAGTATGACGACTTGGTGGATAGCATGACACAGGCCCTTATGAGGTATCGTCAGGGTAATTTTGTACAATTACCAACAGATGACTGGCAAGATGAAGAAAATTCTGTTAAGGTAAGGGCGTATTACTAAAAAAGGCCTTAAATGACCAGAGAAACTTATATTAGTCCCGGCACGGCTCCTTTAGAAAGATTTGCTAGAGGTGTGTACGGTGCATTGCCAAAAAGTCTGGAAGAAGCAAACCAGATGTTTAATCCTCTTGAGCTTTTGCGTGAGGCGGGTGGTAAGTCCAGACGTTTTTTTGAAAGTGGTGGTAGGGACAGGCAAGCGGGTATTGAGGCGTTGATAGATACAGCAATGCTTGGTGTAGGACCTGCTTCTGTTGGTTTGGCTTCTTTATTTAAAACACCTGTAAAAAAGGGAACTGATTTTGCACAAGATGCCATTCAAGAGGCTTTTAATCCTTTGGGGGCTAGTGACGATAGGGTCGAGGAACTTGGGTCAGAACTATTAACAAAAGGGGGAAAACCCTTGCGCTTATTTCATGGCACAATACGAGATTTTGAAGAGTTTGATCCTGAGTTTCAAGTAAAAACAGTTACAGGAAGAGATTTTGAAGGTAGTAGTTTAGAAAATAGAGGGGCTTATTATTTTACTCCCGACCCTGAAAGTGCTTCAACCTTCGCTAAATCGGGCATTGATCCTCGCACAGGTGAACCTTTTAAAAGTTTTGACCCTGATACGGGTGAATTTATGACGGGTGCGGTAAAAGGGTCAAGGGTTATTCCAGTGTATCTTAAAGATGCAAATTACTTTGACGTTGATAATCCTGATCATTTTAAAATCTTTAAACAATCTTCTTTTTATAAAGAAAACAAAGAGAGATTAAATGAAAAATATAAATTTTTAAATGCGGACATTGATACTTTAATAAAGTCGGGCGAAGAACTAATTCTTGAAGAAATAACGCCTGAGTTAAAAAAATTAGGTTTTGATGGTCATACCACTTATTTAGATGGCAACAAAAACTATGCCGTATATAATACAGATTTAATTGTATCGGGAATAGAAAAAAAAGCTCAAGGCGGTTTAGCGACACTAGACCATGAAGCGCGGGATATGTTCCGTAAACCCAGAGGAATAGCAAGTTTAATAGTGTAGAGGACATAACATGGTAGACACAGTTGGAAGTTTAATGGACACAAACGTCCCTTCGCAGTTGGACGAAGAGGATCTAAAGGCCGAGATAGAGCTTGAAATACCCAGTACCGACGAGCCGTTGCTCACGGATCCCGATATAGAGATTGAGATTACGGAAGAAGACGATGGCGGGGTGACGGTGGACTTCGAGCCTGAGGAGGAGAGAACCGAGGCGGGATTTACAGAAAACCTTGCGGAGATGATTTCTGATACGGAACTGGGACGTATATCTTCTGAATTACTGGGCGAGTTTGATGCAAATAAAGCTAGTCGTCAGGAGTGGGAGGACGCTTATACAGATGGTCTGGAGCTTCTGGGCTTTAATTATGAGGAGAGATCCCAACCGTTTAGGGGCGCGAGTGGCGTGACGCATCCTTTGTTGGCGGAGGCAGCTACGCAGTTTCAGGCACAGGCGTTTAACGAGCTACTACCTTCTTCGGGGCCTGTTAGAACGGTGATTATGGGGGAAGATACCCGTGCCAAGCAGGAACAGTCCGAGCGGGTTCGTCACTTTATGAACTACTATATTACGAATGTGATGGAGGATTACACGCCTGACATGGATCAGATGCTGTTTTACCTACCGTTGGCGGGCAGTACGTTTAAGAAAGTGTACTTTGATGAGGTTATGGGTCAGGCTGTTAGCAAGTTTGTACCTGCAGAACAGTTAATTGTGCCTTATGACACGTCGGACTTGGATACCTGTCCGAATGTCACGCATATTATTCGCATGGGCTTGAATGACCTAAGAAAGCAACAACTGGCAGGGGTTTATAGGGATATTAATGTCATACCTGTGCAAGGGGACGTGACCGAGGTACAGGGTGAGATTAACAGGATATCGGGCATGGAACCTTCCCAGATTGACTATGACTGTACGCTCTTGGAGTGTCATGTGGATCTGGACTTAAAAGGGTTTGAGGAGGTGGACGACGAGGGCGAGCCTACAGGGGTGAAGCTTCCTTATGTTGTAACGATTTCTCAGGACAACGGTCAGATCTTGTCGATCAGAAGAAACTATAAAGAGGGTGATAGCCTCAAGAAAAAAATACAATATTTTGTACATTTTAAATTTTTACCGGGCTTTGGTTTTTATGGACTGGGGTTAATTCATACGATTGGCGGGTTATCCAGAACGGCAACGGCGGCCCTTCGCCAGTTGATAGATGCGGGTACGTTATCTAATCTTCCTGCGGGTTTTAAAGCCCGTGGCCTGCGGATCAGGGACGATGAGGATCCTTTACAGCCGGGTGAATTTAGGGACGTAGACGCACCGGGCGGTGCTATCAGGGACAGCTTGATGCCATTACCGTTTAAGGGTCCTGACCAGACGTTATTTAATTTATTGGGTTTTGTTGTTCAGGCGGGGCAGCGTTTTGCGACGATCACCGATATGAAGGTCGGGGACGGTAATCAACAGGCGGCCGTGGGTACAACACTGGCGTTATTGGAGCAGGGTAGCCGTGTGATGAGCGCGGTACACAAAAGGCTTCATTACGCTCTGCGGTTGGAGTTCAAACTGTTGGCTAAGGTAATGAGTGAGTTCTTACCGCAGGAATATCCGTATGCGGTAGAGGGTCAGGATCAAAAGATCATGGCGCAGGACTTTGACGAGCGGGTGGATATCCTACCTGTTTCTAACCCGAATACTTTTAGTCAGGCTCAGAGGATAGCTTTGGCGCAGACCAAGATGCAATTAGCGGCTCAAGCCCCTGAGATACACAATATGTATGAAGTGTATAGGGATATGTATGAAGCGATAGGTGTTTCGGATGTGGACAGGCTTTTAAAATCTATGCCAGATGAGGAACCGCGCCCCTTGGACCCTGCACAGGAAAACATAAATGCCATGGAGATGATGACGTTAAAAGCGTTTGAGGGTCAGAACCATCAGGCGCACATACAGGCTCATTTGATCTTTGGTAGCACACCGATGGTGGCCTCTGTACCACCTGTGGCAGCTACACTGCAAAAGCACGTTTTGGAACACGTCAAGATACAAGCCGAGGAACAAGCTAAGGCTCAAATGGCACAGGCAGGACCTATGCCTGCAGAAGGTCAGGAAATGCAGTTTCAGGCTATGGTGGCTCAGTTGGTGGCACAAGGTATGCAACAGGTTAAGCAACTATCTGGACAAATATCTGGTCAAGGACCTGATCCTCTGGTAAAACTAAAAGAGCAAGAGCTACAGATTCGGGCACAGTCTGAACAGAATGAGGCAAACACAGACAGGGCTAAACTACAACTGGAAGCACAAAATCAACAGATTAGAGCAGATCAGTTTAATAAGAGGTTAGCCAGTCAGGAAGCCCAGACCGACGCTAGGATCCAAAGCGCAATGGAAAGAGAACTGTTAAAGCAGAGAGGTAAATAGCATGGTGCTTAAACGAAAAAAAATTGAAAATACATCCACAAATACTAGTAGAAGAAAAGGCTACAGAAGTCGTTCATCTGAAACACTACCGACTAGACAGTTAAAAGCTGTGGACGAACAACTTTTTAGACAGTCTCAAACTAAAAGAATAAAAAGTCCTTCTAATATTATGCAATCAATCTCAAATTATTACAAAGATTTATTAAAATAGGAGCTAATAAAAATGGCTAGAAAAGTTAAAATAGTTACAAACACACCCGGTCCTGCACCAAAGGCAACAATGTCTGCAGAAATCAAGGGTCAGGGCACCATACCTTATGGCGAGGCTAAAGAGGTACAAGTTCCTACTAAGCTGACGACTATGACGGTTAGAGGTATGGGGGCAGCCATCAAGGGTGGTAATTACCACGGTTGTTCATAAATGCCTTTAAAAAAAGGTTCTAGTCAGAAAACAATAAGTAAGAACATAAGCAAGCTTAGAGACGAGGGGTATCCTCAAAATCAGGCTGTGGCTATAGCTTTATCAACCGCAAACAAAAAAAGTAAGGGAGGAGTTGTACAGGGGTTCAGCAAGATTGCTAGACCTCAGAAGTTTAAAGGAATATTCTAATGTTGGATCCCGCTAGTATTGCAACGGCTGTAAGCCTAAGTACAGCAGCTTTTAACAATATAAAAAAAGCGTTTGCCATGGGACGGGATATAGAACAGATGGGGTCTGATCTCTCAAGATGGATGAATGCCTCGAGTGATATAGACAATGCCGTCAAGACCTGCAAAAACCCACCTTTTTATAAAAAGATGTTGAGTGGTGACACGGTAGAAGAAGCTGCTATGAAGTCTTTGGTTGCACAAAAAACCCTTGAAAAACAAAGATATGAGTTGCAACAGTACGTTAAATTTAAGTTTGGCGTTAAGGCCTGGGATGATTTGTTGAAGATGGAGGGTACTATTCGTAAAAAAAGACAAGAGCTTATTTACAAGCGACAAGAACTTAAACAAAAAATTATCGAAGGTATCTTTGTAGTTATATTAATATCTTCTGTTATAGGACTAATACTCTTTGCTATTTGGTTAAAAAAACAACAAGATAATGTCTGAAAAAGATTTGATATTTATATTTATTGTTCTTGCTGCTTTTTACGCCACAACTATCTTTCCCCCAAAATGGTTGTTTATAAAGTAGTGTTATGGGTAAACGCTCTGATTTTGAAAGAAAACCAAGGGATTTTTATCCAACACCTTTACAAGCTATCTGTCCTTTAGTTCCTCATCTTCAAAAGCTGAAAACATTTGTTGAACCTATGGCTGGAGATGGTGCTTTATTAGATGGTATAGAAAAACTAACCAGTATGAAATGTATTTGGAAATCTGATTTGGAACCACAAAGAAAAGATATCAAGGAAGCAGATGCTTTTGACTTAACACTTAGAGATTATACCACGACATGTGATGTAATTATCACAAATCCTCCTTGGTCTAGAGGTTATTTACATAAAACAATCATGTGGTTTTGTGTAATACGACCTACATGGTTGTTACTAGATTCTGATTGGGTACACACAAAACAAAGTGTTCCTTATATTCAGTATCTTCACAAAGTTCAAACTGTTGGTAGAGTAAAATGGTTTCCTAATAGTAGACATCAAAGTAAAGATAATGTAGCATGGCATTTATTTAGTGGACAGCCTAAACAAGATCCACACAAATTTAAATTCTATTCAAGGGGATATCATGCCAGCTACTATAATTGATGACTATAAAGTTTTTCCAAGAATAATGATGGCAGTAGTAACGATTCTTACTTACCAAAGTGTTCATTGGTTTATGAGTTTGGATTCTCCAACTTTAGAACAGGCAGGTTTAGTATCTGTTTGTATGGGCGCACTTACTGGCTCGTTTGGTATCTGGATGAATGGAGAAAGATCTAGTAAGTCAAAAGGAGAATGATAAATCATGGCTAATATATACACACCAAAAGATGAAGAGGAAATCTTTGCACCATTTAGTCCTATTATAGGATATAAAAAAATGTCACCTAGCTTTGTAGATAAGCTTAATGATGCTATGGACGAGAATATGGAGGACTGGTCTCCCAACTTAGTTGGCAAGGTAACTCAAGAATTAAAATTTACTAAGGAGTTAGATCAAGTTTGGGCGAAGGAAATGGGTACTTTTTTAATGAAGTATCAAAGTCATGCTGAATTGTATACCTCTTTAGGTAAAAGAAATATACAACCAGACATTTTTGATTATAGGATAGATGTTACAAGCGGATGGTTTGTACGTCAGTTTGAAAATGAGTATAATCCTATTCATGTTCACTTAGGGTCGTACTTATCATGTGTAGGATATTTAAAGTTGCCTGAAGGTATTGATGAAGAGTGGGATGAAGATTATAAAGATCATCATCCTGCTAATGGACATATACAATTTGTTTATGGTCATGCAGCTAATCATACGGGATCTAATTGTTTGATGAAACCACAGGTTGGAGACTTCTATGTTTTTCCGGCTCACTTACATCATTGTGTTTATCCATTTAAAACAAAGGGTGAAAGACGTAGTTTTAGTGTAAACTTTACAATAAGTGCCACTTACAAGGATAAAAGCCAAGAGCCAAAATCTTATGCAGATCAAGAAAAAGAAATGTTAGTAGAGAAAGCGTAGAGTTTATTTAAAAATGGCAAAGCGAAAAGATCCTAAAGTAGGAACAGGAAAAAAACCTAAAGGTTCTGGTAGGAGACTTTATACTGATGAAAATCCAAAAGACACAGTATCGATTAAGTATGCTACTGTGGCAGATGCACAAGCTACTGCTAAAAAGGTAAAAAATATTAATAAGCCATACGCTAGAAAAATACAAATTCTTACTGTTATGGAGCAAAGAGCAAAGGTAGCAGGTAAAAATAAACAAGCTCAGATAGCGAAAGCAGCAAAAGAGCAATTAAAAAGGAAACATAAAAAATGAAATACATGAAAGATATAACAGTAATGATATTAGCCATAGGGTTAATGGGATTACTTGCCTTGATTGTTGTGGATGAATTTATGATAGCAGCTGATCATGGTGGTGAATTTGATGAAGGCATATTAGGTTTATTAAATAATGCTCTTGTTGGTGTTGTTGGTATAGTAGCTGGATATGTAACTGGAAGAGGTAGCAAATGTGAGGGATGTGGTAAATGAGCTTGTTAACAACGCTCATTGAGCCAGCCACAAAACTATTAGACAAAGTTATTGAAGACAAAGATCAGAA